ATGGCGCCATGGTAAAGGTGTCCAAATTAGAACATCTAAGTACACTCTACAAATAGGATTGTGTAAGCGCCTTAAGGTAACCACTGAAACAGACGGTATATTACAAGCCATAGGAGGGCGTGACATGGATACGCCCGCACGAGAGATAGGGATGTGGTGATGGGTTTTTTTGTTAAGAAGACAGAACCAAAAGAGATAAAGATTCCACAGAGGATCCGTAACTTGGACCGTGCGTCATTGCTTCAGTGGTTTGATAACAGTATTATGAGTCTTGGAGCCAGTTTTGATAAATGGCGTTACCACGATGGACCTATCGGAGAAGTAGACGACGCTCTTATTGCCCTCAACAATATTTGGGAAGAATTACAGGGAAGGGTTGACGCTCACAATTAAGCCTGCTACCCTCACACATATGACAAACAACACGGAAACCAAAGCAGTAATTACCAACCTAGAAAAAAGCGATAAGCGCCGCCTTACTAACGCTATTAGTGACCTTTTCATGCTTACTGAATCGTATGCCTCTAAGGTATTTACGACATCCCCTGATGATGCAGAAGCCACACTTGTAGACATCAAAAACCTCACGATGCTCCTTGAAGATGCCGCTGCGCTCATTGCAGAAGTTCGCCCAGCCAGAATTAGCCAACCAAGCCCTGACCAAGGTCAGATGAAGTTTGATAACCACGCCTATTAATAGTCTATGATGGGTCTGTGCTTACAGACGACGAACTAGACGAAAACCTTTTAGCCGAAGAAGTAGCCGAAGAGTTAGACGAGACTTCGGCGGAGTTTCTTGACGAATTGGTTAAACGCATTATTATCTTTACTGAAGAGTTTTGCGATATTGAACTTTTCCCATACCAGGTTCCTATTGCCTATCGCTTGATTGAGTCTGTCATCCTTGGTGACGGCGAAGAAATAACTGTTGTCGCAACACGTCAGAGTGGTAAGTCCGAAGTGCTCTCTAACGTCATGGCTTCCATGATGGTTATCTTGCCTAAGTTGGCAAAGGTGTATCCAACATGGTTAGAGAAGTTTGAGCGAGGTTTTTGGTGTGGAGTGTTTGCTCCTGTAGAAGACCAAGCCGATACCGTCTTTAGTCGTATCGTTGGAAAGTTAACAAGTGAGCACGCTCTTGACTTCCTCCTAGACCCTGAGATTGATGACAAAGCCACATCAGGCGGAGCACGAGGTAAGGGACGCATTATTACTCTGAAGCATTCAGGTTCCCTTTGCCGTATGCAAACGTGTAACCCTAAAGCCAAGATTGAATCAAAGACGTACCACTTCATTTTGATTGACGAGGCTCAAGGCGCCGACGAGTTCATGATTGCTAAATCAATTAAGCCAATGCTTGCTTTTAACAACGGAAGCATTTGCCTTACAGGAACGGCTACCCGAAACAAGTCTTACTTCTACAAGATGATCCAGTACAACAAAAGACGAATGGTTAATGGTGGTCGTAAGACCCGCCCTTCACACTTTGAGTATGACTGGAAGGTCGCTGCAAAGTACAACGCCAACTATGGCAAGTTTATTGCTAAAGAAAAACTACGTATCGGGGAAGACTCTGACGAGTTCCAAATGTCTTATGAGAATAAGTGGGTCCTTGATAGAGGTATGTTTGTCACGGATGAGCGCTTAGAGAGGCTCTATGACCCCTCTATGGGGCTTGTAAAGCAATGGTGGAGGACTCCCGTAGTGGTCGGTATTGACGTTGCTCGCTCTAATGACTCCACCGTAGTGACAGTCTGCTGGGTTGACTGGGACCATCCAGACCCTTTTGGCTTCCATGAACACCGTGTCCTCAATTGGTTGGAAATCAACAACGAAGAATGGGAAACCCAGTATTTCCAAATCATTGATTTCCTACGCAACTACGACCCTCTCAGAATTGGTATTGATTCTCAGGGTGTGGGCGGTGCTGTGGCTGAACGTTTCAAAGTTCTCTTGCCAGATATTGAAGTAGTTTCCATATCTTCGGACTCTAAGGCACAACACGAGCGCTGGGTACATCTAACTGAACTCATTCAGAGGGAGCAATTAATTATTCCAGGTCACTCTAAGGCTAAACGTACCCGTACTTGGAAGCGCTTTAACCAGCAAATGGGTGACCTAGAGAAGGCTTACCGTGGTCCTTACATGCTCGCAGAGGCTCCTAATGAAAAAGGTGCTTTTGATGACTACCCCGATTCCCTTGCTATTGCTTGCTTTATGACCATGACGGATACCATGCCACAGATACAAGTAGCGGAATCTCCATTCTTCGGTCGCTAAATGGTGCTAATCTTAGATATTAATTAATCCAACCTCACGGAGGCTTACGTGAACGTAGCACCAGCACCACAATTCCCAGAGCGCTCACCGAACGTTTTTGAACGTTCAATGGCGCCAAGCATCCCAGGCAACCGAGGACCGTTGCGTTTTGAAGAAGGTGTCGCAACTGACACTGACGTTCCAAACGACTTCGCCAAGGGCGCATACATGGATCCGACATCTGCTCCAGGTCGTCAGAACCATAACAACCCTGAGATGTTTTACAAGTACCCAGAAGAGACTATGCGTGAGCGTGCTCACGTTGGCTCCGCTTCATGGATTGAAGCCCCATCGGTTTTGAGCGAGTTCGTTCAAGGATCAATGTCAGGCGACGGCATGCCAGCATTTGAGTACGAGTACAACAGTGGCGGTCATATGAACCGCATGAACCCAACAGTCGTTAACGACTAAGTATGGAAGGCGGCGCCGACGCAGGCGCCAGCACATCCGACAGCGATGTTAATGGTGGGGGGAGTCCAACGACTCCCCCTACTAATACCCAAAGTGGGATAGCCATCGGTCAGGTGTACGCTGGGGCTGGATTCTTTGCTGGTGTGGTTAAAACCCGCAAGCAACATTTCCATGAGACTCAGCAGCAGTACCGACGCCCTGATTACGGGACGGGTGACCGCAACCCAATTCTAGGACACACTCCAGGTCCTAAGGGTGGCATTGACATGAAGCGCAATATGTCTGGTCTGGGTGTGGGTTACGTTGACGCTCTTGACTTGTTTAAGCCACAAGGCACTTCTGTCAACAAGAAATCTAATGGTGTAAAACGCCAATACCGTGCTATTGACCCTATGCGTCGTCGTGAAGCAGGTACCCGTGCGTACATCAAGAACAACCCTCAAAACAAAGATGGCGTGTAATGGCGGCTAAGAAAAAGGCCAAAGCCAAAAAAGCAGGTCCAGACTTATCTAACCGAGTACTTGAATTCGGTGACCTTCCTAAGAAAGAGCAATCAGACGCTGTAGGGATGGTTAGTCGTGTGTCTGAGACAATGCCAGAACAAATGGCAACACTTGCAGAACGTGGTTTGAAGTCACCTAGACCAGGAATGCAATCAAAAGGAAAGCGTTATGCCACCGCTGCTCCTCAAATGGTTTCTAAATCATTGTCTATGGATGATATGGTTTCTGCCCGCAAACAAGCATTTCATTCTGCTACAACAGGTGACGTTCGTTTACCAGAAGAAAGTATTGCTGGTCAGGAATTCTATTTTAAGCACCGCAAAGAACTTGATGAAACCACTGGTAGTGGGAATATCCCTATTGAACGAGTTGTTAACGCAACCAGCCGTTTGAGTATTCAAACAAAACCTGAAAGTGAAAAAGCGGCTTTGTCTGCACTAAGTAGTGCTCATACTGGTGGGTCAATGCACTTTAAACCTGAACTCGTTGATGCCCTGCGCTCCCAAAAAGTAACAGTGCCTGAAGAGTTACACGGTAAAGAAGTTCCTTTTAAAGACATCCCAGGACATGTAGTACAAGGTATTACAGAACCTTCAATTCGTGAAACAATTCAAAAACATTCTAAAGGTGTGGATGTTACCAACATGGCAAAAACATCTATGCGTTCAAACCTTCAGTATGCCCATGAGGCAATGCAAGGAACACGCACGGTGTCACCAATGGACAACCCAAAACTGTTCTCATATGGAAAAGGACATGAATTGGCTGTCCCAGATAGCCCAGAACATCGTGAGTACCAGTTGCGTGCTGGGCATGTTGGACGGGTAAGTCGTGGGCAAGAAGCCGCTGGTCAAGGAATGTTTGATTTTGAAGGGCTACGTTCTAGTAACGAAGGTGTTTTATCAAATCGTCTTCAAACCCCTAATGACTCATGGATGCTTGCTAATGAACGTCAACAACCACAGGCAGTCCGCAAAGTAGCAGGGGACGTTAGCCTTTCTACAAAGCAGATGAAGACTAAACGTGGTCGTCAAATGGCTGTTGGTGTAGGCAATAAGTCTATTACTCCTGCGGGTATACAACATGCAGTTGGTGCTGAAGCCACAACTCGTGCTGCTCGTGAGATACAAAGTGATCTTGGGCTTGACTTTACAGTTCCAGCAATGATGGTTCAAGAAGGTGTGTGGGCGGCGGAACGCCGTCAAGCAGGATCAGATGCACCTTTTAATGCTCTTCAAAGAGAAGCAAAACCTAAAAAAGAAAAGCGTCAAGCCACCCCTAAATCCTTCCCCAGCATTAACTGGGATCAATTCAAAAGTTAACGGAGATTTGTTATGACCGATGCATGGGCACTCATTATTGCCACCGTTATTACTTCTGTAACGGGAGCGCTTGGCTTTACCATTAGGCAATTCATTGCCATGCGTAAAGAGAACCGTTTGGATCACGGCATGGTCATGCTTCATTTAAAAGGTGTGAAACGTGCTATTGAGACCAATAGCGAAAAACTAGACACTGTAGGCGAGCGCCTCACCAACCATTTGGATTGGCATCTCACAAAGAAGTAGTACTAGACACGCCCGTGAATAGGGTGCTAGGATGTTCCTGACCGTAATTCTGAATTACAAAAGGTTAGGTATTTGTGAAACAAGAAGACCATAAAAGTAGTTTATTGGATGCACTCTTAAATCCAAAAGATAGTGCAACATCCGATACTTGCAAGTTTACTCGCACCAAAATGAAGATGACTCCTGATGAACAAGAGGCTATAGATAGAGCCATTGAACTCATCAGAGATGATAACGGTTTGGGCAAAAGTAAAACGTACAGTGCGTCATGGCTTACTAAAGTCATGCGCCAACATGGATACAACGTAAGCATAAGTACCATCCAACGGCATGTCAATAAGGATTGCTGTTGTTACCAAGGAGGCGCACAATGAGTGAACTGGCAGACGCATTAAGTAACCCACCACAAGACAAGAGCAAACTTCTTGGCAAGTTGGTAGAAATGTTAGAACGTAAAAACATTGACATCAACGAAATTGGTGACGTTAGAAAAGTAAAGTTGTATCAGTCACTTACAAAAGATGCTGATGGTGAAGCACAAATTCATGATCTTGCAGCAATCCAGTTCAGCCCTAAATGGGAGACTGGTCCTGAATGGCCTGTTGTAAAGCAAGGTCCTGCTGTCAAGATGCCGCCAGTAACAGCCAAAACAAAGAAACCAACAACATTCAAAACATGTGTAATTGTTCCCGATATTCAGATTGGGTACTACCGTGGTCGTGATGGTCAGTTAGAGCCAACTCATGATGAGAAAGCAATCAGCATTGCATTAAGTGTTATCAAGAACACGCAACCTGAAGTTATTGCATGTGTAGGAGACAACTTGGACTTTCCTGAAATGGGTAAGTACCTGACGTATCCTGCGTACGCACAAACGACACAAGCATCCATTGATCGTGCAACTTTCTTCTGTGCACAGATGCGAGCGATGGCTCCTGATGCAAAGATCATTTGGTTGGCAGGAAACCACGAAGAGCGTATGCCTAAGTACATTCTTGTTAACGCAGGTGTTGCTTATGGTTTGCGTAAGGGAAACATTCCTGAATCATGGCCTGTACTATCTGTTCCTTACCTCTGTCGCATGGACGAGTTTGGCGTGGAGTACCGTCCAGGTTATCCAGCAGCAGATTTCTGGGTCAATGAGAAACTCCGTATTATCCACGGTGATCGTGTGAAGTCGTCAGGCTCCACAGCACACGTTTACCTCAATCAAGAAAAGACGAGCGTTATCTATGGGCACATTCACAGAATTGAAACAGCATTTAAAACTCGTGAAGACTTTGATGGACCAAGAACCATCATGGCTGCTTCTCCTGGTTGCCTTGCTCGGATTGACGGGGCTATCCCTTCTACTCGTGGTGGGGTGGATCTAGACGGTCGTCCGCTAACTCGTTATGAGAACTGGCAACAAGGTCTTGGAATCGTTCAGTACGAAGATTCAGGAGCACATCGCTTCTCCTACGATGTCATTCCAATCTATGACGGTTGGGCAATGTACAACGGCAAGGAATACCAGGCAGACTAATGACCACGGTTATTGGCGTACAAGGTGATGGCTTTGCTGTCGTGTGCGTTGATTCCCGTATTTCTTCCATGGATTCTACTGGGCTGTCTCAGATAGGTACCTTGAGAGAGGGATCCAGCAAGGTTGCAGTAAATGGCAAATACTTGCTAGGGGCGGCTGGAGATGTTCGTGCAATTAATATCTTGCACCACGTCTTTCAGCCACCCGCACCTCCTCCAAATATCAAAGGAAAGAAACTGGATCAGTTCTTTACTGCCAAGTTCATTCCTGCTCTACGGGAATGCTTTGATTCCCAAGGCTATTCCATCCCTGATCGTGAAGACAAAGAACATATGGCAGAGCAGGGGTCTACCCTTTTAATTGCTGTAAACGGTGTTATTTACATTGTGGATGGGGATTACTCGTGGGCGTCAGAAGCCAATGGTCTCTACTCAATTGGTTCAGGATCTGCCTACGCTTTGGGGGCAATGCAAGTACTTACACATAACAAGAAACAAACCGTTCAGCAGGCTAAAACCCACGCTATTAAGGCTTTGACTATTGCTGCTCGCTTTGATCCCCATACAGGCGCTCCGTATCACACGTATGTTCAAGAGCAAGAAAACACCCGTACCCGTAAAACGGTATAATCAATCTAAACCTATTCAAGGAGTCATCATGGCTGATCTTAAGAAAACACACGCAGACGCAACAATTAAAGGTGCCGCTATTGGTCTCTTGGCTTATGTCGCTGCAAAGTACAATGTCTCGTCAGAAGTAGTCGCTGTGGCAATCCCACTAGTAGCCGCTGGTTTGTCAGTGGTATCAACCAAGATTGGTGATAAGAACACTGCCCTCTTGCTGAACCTTGCAACAAAAGCAATTGCTGCTGTCCCTGCTGCAAAAGCACCTGCTAAAAAGACACCTGCTAAAAAAACCAAGTAATGGCTCGTAAAATACCTCACGCAAATGCTGAGGGTTGGACATACCCAATAGACCCAGATACCGTGTTACACAACACGTTAACGGGCACTGGGTACACTGTCAACTTGCAGACGGGTAAACCCCCTACTACAGGAACAATGGTCTCCATTCCTGGGCATGAGCACACTGTCCCAACTTCCAGTATTACATCTGATGATATTTCCGATTTTGCTACATCTGAAGAGCACAAGGGAGCGCTAACTAAAAGAGAGAGCAATTTAGGTACTTGGAATACTGGAACAGACGTATTTCTTGATGTATCCCGCAGGTACCCCAATACCACAAGAGGAGCACGGGCGGCACGGTCAGCCGCAATGCGTGGCGACCAGTTTGCTATCTATAACGTTGACCGAAAGTTGACCGAGCAAAATGTAGCGGCTCCTAAAGTTCAGCAACAATACTTGCAAGATAAGAACATTGAACTATCTGAAGGGGCAGGTGATGACTACTTGAAAAGCACATCTCCTGTTGGGTTGCATGTAACTACGGGAATCCGCACAGCACCAGATAAGGGAACTCGTGGTAAGCGTAAAGCAGGAACAGGTCAGGGAACTATTGTCTGGACTGGTGAGCCTAACCAATAGAGGAATGCCTTATATTAATAACGTTCCCTTAGATATCAGGCTACAATTTATACATCCACAAACTTTGATAAGGTGTAACTGATGGCAGTTGATTTCTGGTCCCCGTCTTACCGTGCATCTTCAAGCGACCTCACCGTTGCTATTAGTCCTCTGGGTTTGGTGGAGTTGGCAGACGAAGAGTTTGAGGTCCATGGACCACGCTTAAATCGTTACAGCGCAGCATGGGCTTGGTATCTAGGTCACCACTGGAGTTACCGCCGTGAGATGGGCGAGTCACAGTTCTACTTGAATTACGTCCGCACTATGTCGGATTACATTACTAACTTTTGTTTTGGTAAGGGTGTTCAATTTAAAACACCTGAACAGAACGGCGCCATCATTCCACACCTGCTTCACCGTGTATGGGACCAAGATAACAACAAGCACTATGTGTTGTGGGAGATGGGTCAACTTGCTTCAGTAACTGGTGACTGCTTTGTTAAAGTTGCGTACGAAGAACCTTACGAAGACACCGTGGGAATTGTGCATGCAGGTCGTGTACGGGTTATTCCTTTGAACCCAGCACACTGCTTCCCTGAGTATCACCCACATGACCGTGACCGTTTGATTCGTTTTAAACTCAAGTATCGCTTTTGGGGAACTTCACCTGAAGGTACTCGGCAGGTATATACCTTTACTGAAATCCTTACTGATGACACTGTTCAACAATTCATCAATGATGAAATCATTGATCAGTACGACAATGTGTTAGGAACTATCCCCATCGTTCATATCCCAAATACGACCATCTCGTCATCGCCTTGGGGTCAATCAGATGTCTGGGACATCATTCCATTGAACCGTGAACTTAACGAGAAGATGGTTGAAGTATCTGACATCATCAACTACCACGCTGCTCCTGTAACGATTATTACTGGCGCTAAGGCTTCACAATTAGAGCGTGGTCCTAAGAAAGTTTGGGCAGGTCTTCCTAAAGACGCCAATGTTTTCAACCTTGAATCTCGTGGTGAGATGTCTGGTGCTTTGGAATACATCAGTGTCATAAAGCGCACCATGCATGAGATCACTGGTGTACCTGAGACTGCTCTCGGTCAATTCCAACCAGTATCCAATACTTCAGGTGTTGCTTTGGCTATCCAATACCAGCCAATGATGAATCGTTTCATGATGAAAAAGATTCACTTCACCAAAGGTTTAGAGCGAGTAAATGAACTCATCATTCGTACCGTGGCTATCTTTCAACCTGAGTGGCTTACCTATAACCCTTCTCTCTCTGCGGAACCCGAACCAGATCAACTTCCTCAGTTAGACCCTCGGGATCCAAGTATCTATAAGACCACGGTGCACTGGCCTGAGCCATTGCCTGTAGATGTGCTTATCAAACTTAATGAGGTTCAAGCCAAAATGGCATTGGGTCTGGAATCTAAGCGTGGTGCTTTGCGTACCTTGGGCGAAGAGTTCCCCAATGAGAAGATGCTTGAGATCTTTGAAGAACTTCAGGATGACGCCTTGGATCAGGGCGCTCTTGATATGATGCGTGCCCAAATTCAGCAAGCCATTATGTTGGCTACTGGAATGGTTACGAACCCAGACGGAGGGGCGGCTCCCGCACCCACACCTTCTGGAGATGGTAATGTGGCTTCATCTGATAGCGGTAACGCTCCTTTACCAGGAGTGCCACCAATAGAAGAGGAGTTAGTAAACAAGATAGTTTCACGGGCATACGGAGCAAGGTTCGCCCAGCGCCGTAACCCAGACGAAGACAATTAAGGTTCAAAAAAACTGTTATTAACCGCCAAACAAACTAGGTAAGGAAAACATTATGGCTAAGAACGTCAGTCCCGAAGGGGACATTATTACTGTACCTGCGGACGCACCGATGGTGGAACGCTTCGTAGAAAGTGCTATGAGTAAGCCCAGCAAAGTCTTCACTGAAGATGAAGTTGAGAGCATCCGCAAGCAAGAAAAAGATAAAATGTATAAGCGCATTGAGGAAGCGGATTCCCGTGTGAAGTCCATGGAAGACCAAATGAACGTAATCTCCTCAGAGCGTGAGGCAGCCCGTAAAGAGGCTGAAGAACGTAAGTCCAAGGAATCAGAACTCCTTCGCCAACGTGAAGTAGACGAACTGAGTGCCAAGGAACTTATCGCCAAGCGAGAAGACGAATTCAACCTAAAACTCCAAGAAATTGACGGGGACTACAAGCGACGCTTTGAGGAAATTGAAGCCCAGCGCCAGTCCCAAGAGGCGATCATTGAAAAAGAGCGCCGTCTCCAAGAACTCAACTCCTACCGCCAGCGTCGTCTGGGCGAGGAGCAAGAGAACATCATCCCTCAACTCGTTGATCTTGTGGCGGGTAGTTCGGAAGATGAGATTGAAACATCTATTAGTGTACTTCGTGACCGAAGTAATGCTATTATTGAATCAATCCAACAAGCGACTGCGCAACAGCAAGGTCGCTTGAGGGGGGCACCAGTAACGGCGCCTCCTGTCGGGCCAATGGAAACTCAGACGGAATACCAACAGTTGAATGCGGATGATATCCGTAACATGACAATGGATCAGTATGCAAAAATGCGTGATCGGCTACTCAATGCCCGCCCTAATAGGGGCAGGTTTTAAACCACATACCCAACCTTAATCCTAGGAGGATTATAATATGGCTTTCCCAGCCCCAACAGGTGGTGCGGTAACAGGAGCAGGTCTGTCGTCAATCACGACTACTGGTTACTCCTCAGACGCAACACTTTCACCAGCAATTCAGCAAATTTGGTCAAAAGAGATTTTGTTCCAAGCAATGCCAGTCCTTCGTTTTGAACAGTTCGCTGTCAAGAAGACGGAACTGGGAGTCATGCCAGGTCTCACCGTCAACTTCATGCGTTACAACAACCTCACGGTTGATGCTGGCGGCTCGGAGTTGGTAGAAGGCGTCCGCATGGAACCATCGGCTTTGACTGCTTCGCAGATTCAAATCACCGTGAAAGAACAAGGCAAGTCGGTTGCAGTAACCGAGTTGCTCTTGAACGCATCGTTTGATGACGTTATGGCATCGTCCAGCCGCTTGCTCGGTCGTCACATGGCACAGTCCATGGACGTTCAGGCACGCAACACGCTGTACAGTGCAGGCGTTCCATTCGGTGGTGGTTCAGCAGTAGCACCAAGCGTTGTCTTCGGTCGCAAGACCAACGGCAGCACTCGTGGCTCCATTGCTCCATACGAGTACTCGGCAGCAGGCTCGGCTTCGGCTCCTGGCTACCTCTCACCAGCAACCATCAAAGACGCAGTTCAGGTCCTTGCTGGTCAAAACATCCCACGCCTCGGCGACACCTACGTGTGCTTCGTTCACCCAGCCCAGAGCCGCTCGCTCCGTGACTGGCCTGAATTCATTGAAGTCACAAAGTACGCTGCTCCTGGCAACTTCATGCTCGGTGAAATCGGTCGTATCTACGACGTAGTGTTCATTGAGACCACGCAAGTTCTTCAGGGTGGCACTGGAATCGTTGACGTAACCCCAGGTGGTTCAGTTAACGACCCAACAGAGACATCATACTCAGCCATGATGATCGGAGACAACGCATTTGGTCAGGCTATTGCCTTGCCAGTTGAACTCCGTGACGGTGGCGTCATTGACTTCGGTCGTGAGCATGGTCTTGCTTGGTACGCAATCTGGGGCTTCGGCGTAATCACGCACGAATCCCGAGTGTTGATCAACACCAAGGGTGGCGCTATCGCCTCTGCCTAATTAGGCAAAATGAAGTAGAGTTAAGGGGCGGGGTAA